GGGCAAGATAACGCCAAGTGGCAGCGAACTGGCGGGAACTGGCGAGGCTTGGTCTGAGCTGGAATTAACCGGTAGGACTTTGCCCAGATTGGAAACTGTCACGACAGGGGTTTCTGTGTACGCGCCTTTGGTGGTTGAGTTTGCCCGCAAATATATGCAGGTTGAGTTAATGGATTGGCAGGTGCATGCAGCGATGGGTTTGCTTGAGTCAAATGCTGAGGGTGATCTTGTTAATCGTTCTGGCCTTGTAACTGTGGCGCGTCAGAATGGCAAAACTGTTTTGGGGCAGGCCATTGTCGGTACCTGGCTTACTTCCATTGCAGCTTTACGTGGCAAACCACAGACTGTTATCTCGAGCGCTCATGAGTTGCCCCTGGCTAATTTGCAGTACCAGTTTTTAGCGCCAATTTTGGAGCAGTATTTTGGGGCTAAACCTAAGTGGGGTTATGGCCGTATGGAGTTGGCAATGCCCGATGGCTCACGCTGGTTTATCAAAGCAGCGACACCCTCTGCCGGTATGGGCCTATCGGCTGATCTAATTTGGGTGGACGAAATCTACGATGTCGATGATGCTGTGATGGCTCACTCTTTACGGCCAACAATGAAAGCCCGCAACACGCGCACAGCTGGTGGCTCACCAATTATGTTTATGACCTCTACGGCTGGCACCGAGGCCTCAACAGCAATGCTTCGATACCGTGAATTAGGGCTGTCACTTATTGGTGAGCAACGCTCGGGTGCTTTCTATTTTGCTGAGTGGTCACCACCACCAGGTGTCGATGTAATGGATACACAATGGTGGGGCTGGGCTAACCCTGCACTCGGGCAAACCCTCGAGCTGCAATCGATGCTGGTAGATGCTGAGCACCCAGACCGATCTAGTTTCCTACGCGCCAGCCTCAACCAGTTTGTCAATGCCGATGCCTGCTGGCTACAGCCAGGACAATGGGACGCTTGCCTGTCAGATATTCAAGGCCCAGAAAACGGCTGGCTGGCTTGTGACTCGAGCCTTGACGGATCACGTTATGTGGCTGTTCGTGCAGCTGTTGATGATGTCGGAGTAGTGCACGTATCAGTGGAGTTTGTCGTGCAGTCACTGGCGGAGTGTCAGCAAGCCATGACTGTGGCCTGTACTGCCCACCCCAATCTTGGTTTAGCTGTGACACCAGCGTTAGAGCATCATGTGCCAGTGCCGTTAGTGAGGCGTACAAAAGTAGTGGGCTATGGCGAACTGATGCGCTACACATCATTAGTTAGGGCACAAATTAATGATGGCAAACTTGTGCACCAGGGTGAGCAAAACCTTGCGGAACACATGAACAGGGCTGTGGCAATTATGCAGCAAAACAATCTTGCATTATCTAGCAAACGTTCACCTGGCCCTATCGAGTTGGCGCGCTGCACTATTTGGGCAGCTGCTTTAGCGTCACGACCAAAACAAGGCGGTAAGCCAATGCTCGTTGTGGTAAATCGCTAAGATTAGTTCTGGTGCTGCTCTGGGCTTTCTGTCGGGAATTGCCTGGGGCAGTGCCACCCCCCACTAAGAAAATGTGAGATAATCCCATCATGGCGCTATTCAACCGAGTAAACAAAGCAGCAATCTCACCTGCACCGGTAAAGGCTGCAGCCTCTGGTGGATACTCAGCCAACTCTGCTGGCGTGAACCTGATCGGCCAGTACTACACCTACATTGAAGGCCCGGCACGCAACAGGGCTATGAGCGTGGCGACCATTTCACGCGCACGCGATCTTATGGCCTCGGTCATTTCTTGTATGCCTCTAAAGATGTATAACGAAATGTGGAACGGTGATGAAATGGAGCAAGTAAACATTGCCCCACGCACCTGGCTACGCCAACCAGACCCGAGCGTTACTTACCCATTCCTCATGGCGTGGACATTTGACGATCTTTTTTTCTATGGTCGAGCATTTTGGTACATCACAGCACGCACCCAAGACGGATACCCCACAGCCTTTACTCGTCTCCCAGCCGGATCCGTGACGACTCAGGACCAGTCGGGTCCCGTCTGGTTTGCCCCCTCTAAAGAGGTTTACTTTCAAGGCAACATGATTGATCCTAAAGACTTGGTGCAATTCTTGAGCCCCATTCAAGGCATTGTTTACATGTCTGAGCAGACCGTTGCCACAGCAATCAAACTTGAAGCAGCACGCTATCGCAATGCAGAAAGTTCAATACCTGCTGGTGTTTTGAAGCAAACAGGTGGCGAACCACTAAGCGCCACCGAGCTTGCTGATCTAGCGTCAGCGTTCAACGCTGCACGCGCCACCAATCAGACAGCTGCACTGAACGAGTTTTTGAGCTACACCGAAACAACAGCAACACCTGACAAAATGCTCCTAATCGATGCAGCCAACTATCAGGCTCTCGAATGCGCCAGGCTCACAAATGTGCCCCCCTATTTGGTAGGCGTAAGCACAGGCTCTTACTCGTACCAATCCTCAGAGCAAGCTCGAGCTGACCTTTACATCTTTGGCGTGAAGGCCTACGCCGATTGCATTGCAGCAACATTGAGCCAAAACAATGTTTTACCTCGTGGAACTTATGTAAAGTTTGATACATCAAGCTACTTAGACGAAAACTACGCAGCCGATAAAATGGACAGCCCCGATATGCCCCAAGAAAACACACAAGAGGAATTAGCATGATCAGGTTTAACGCCACAGCAATAAGCATCGATGCAGCAGCAGCCGATGGCACCCCACGCAGAACCATCACCGGTATCGCAGCGCCCTACAATGTCGTGGCCACAGTCAATGACGGCACCGAAGTTATGTTTGCCCCAGGCTCACTACCTGTAGATGGCAAAAACCCAAAGCTGTACATGTACCACGACAGCACCCAAGCCATTGGCATTGTCACGGCACGCGAGGACACCCCAGATGGCATGCTGTTTACAGCAAAAATCAGCACCACAGCGTTAGGTGATGAGGCCCTTGTTTTAGCAGCCGATGGCGTGCTTGACTCAGTGAGCGTTGGAGTAAATCCAACCGAGTTTGAGATTGACCAAAACGGCGTAATGATTGTAACTGCAGCAAACTGGTTAGAGCTCTCATTAGTGCCACAGCCAGCCTTTGCAGGTGCTACCATCACAGATGTAGCAGCGAGTATCCCCACATCAGATGAGGAAATAAGCGATAATACAAAAGAGGAAGCCGACACTCCTGAACCCCTAGAGCCACAGGAGAACCCAGTGTCAGACACCCCAGCCCCAGAAGTAATCGAAGCATCTACAGTTTTTGCTCAGCCAAAGCGCAATTTTGTTATGCCAACCCCAGCCGAATACCTTGCAGCAATGCACGCAGGTGGGGACGCATTCCACAATGTAAACGCTGCATACAAAGACGCAGTACGCAACCAGCAGACAGCGCTTCAAGCAGCTGCAGGCGATGTACTCACTACCGATACGCCTGGTCTTTTGCCAGTGCCGGTACTTGGGCCATTGTTCCAAGACCTCAATTTTGTACGGCCAGTTGTTTCTGCTTTTGGTGCACGCGCCATGCCAAACACACCAAGCAAGACTTTCATTCGCCCAACGATTACTACTCACACAAGCGCAGCAACACAGACTGAAAACTCTGCAGCATCAGCCACCACAATGGTTATTGCTTCCAACACTGTTACAAAAGCAACAGTTGCTGGCCAAGTCACATTGTCAGTACAAGACATTGACTTCACTGATCCTGCAGCATTGAACCTTGTGCTTAATGACCTTGCCGGTGAGTACCTCATCGCAACAGACAACATTGCAGCAGACGCACTTGTTGCTGGTAAAACAGCATCAGGCTCTACCTGGACAGTAACGGCAGCAGACCCAACCACATTGATTAGCTCACTGTATGACGCAGCACGCGAAATCGCTGAGGACAGCAACTACTTCCCAACTCACTTGTGCGTGTCACCCGATGTATGGGAATTGCTCGGCCGTCAGACAGACGCGGACAAGAGGCCGTTATTTGGTTACAACGCCAACGGCATGATGACCACCAACTCAATTGGCAATGTTTCAGGCATGCAATACACCAGCATGAATGTGCTCGGCCTCACTGTTGTGGTTGATAACAACTTTGCATCGGGCACCATGCTTGTTGTGTACGCGCCAGGCTTCGAGGTTTACGAACAACAGCGTGGCCTCATGTCAGTAGAAGTACCAAGCACATTGGGACGCACATTCTCCTACTACGGCTACTTTGCTACTTTCGTAGCCAAGTCAAGCTTTATTCAAGGCATCGTAGTCGCCTAACCCGAAAGGCGATAGCCAATCATGGCTACATACACAGTTACATTCCATCAGCGTTTAGATAACTACGCTGTAGTGCAAACACTTGAGGCAACCGACATTGCCATTGGTG